CCTGTAAAATCAGAAACAGACGAAGATAAAATTGATAAAAAATTAAAACAAAAAGAAGAACAAGACGCCGTAGCAGTATTAGTTAAAAAAATTATAGGTAGATTAAATTCTGCTGAAAAATTAATTACAGATGTAAATGCTGCCAAATTATTAGGTAAAAATTTAGAAACATGGCTATCAGCTTTACAATCAATTAAAAGAATGATTCAAGTGGCTCCATTCCAAGGAGTTATATCTGAAGCTGAATTAGAAACTTTTCATGATTTATTAATTAAAAAATCAAATCAAATATTTTATTTGCCATATATTAAAAACATTGTAGATAATCGAATTAACACAATGTATAATATGGGATTGGTAAAATCAGCTTCATATATAAGAAAATACGCTCAAGATGCAAATATTCCAGATATGCCTCCTCCAGCTGACATGACTCCTCCAATGGATTCGGTGCCGGAAGGAGATGATGATGCAGATGCAGCGATGGAAGAGTTTATTAAAAGTTTAAATGAAAAACCTATAGATATAGAAAAAGATGCAAGTTTATTTGTAACTGAAGATGATGAAATCATTGTAACAGCACAAGAAGCTATGCCTATGAACAATTTAGAAGCAGATCCTGTTCAGCCAGCCGCATCAGTTGAGCCGTCAGCTCCTGTAGATTCTAATATCTCACCTGAGCCGAGTGCGCCTAACCAAGAATTAAACCAACAAGAACAATTATCCGAATCTACTCAAATAAAAAATGATGATGTAGCCCAATCAGATATTGAAAGAGCTTTAGCTAATATTACCATAAATGATATTATTAAAAAATTAGAAGGTTTGGCATCAATATTTAAAAACAGAGAAATTGCTAGACAATTAGCGATTGTAGATTTAATGATGGATGCTGTTGGAATTGCCTCATTCTTCCCTAATTTAGCTGAAGCTACGAATAAAGCACTAGAATCTAATCAATATGTATTAACTCGTATAGAAGATATTTTAGCTAGACTTCGTGGAACAGAAGAAGTTAATGCTGATAAAATTGCTTTAGAACCGACACCTCCGGCAGAAACACCTGTACAAAAACAATTAGCTCAAGAAGAAGCCTTAGAAAAAGCCAGAAAAGAACAGAGAAAAGAGCAACAAAAAGCTATGGAGGACGCCGCTATACAAGCAAATAAACCACAAGAAAGCCCAATAGGTCAAGCTCCAGAATTAGCTCAGCCAGCAAATATAGAAGAGCCTCCTGCTACACCAGCACCATCGACTCCCCAACAACCTAAGGCTGTTTGATGAAAATAGCTGAAATATTAAAATTAATACATGATATTGCGGCAAATAAAAATTTATCTGAGCCGTTTATTTGTGGAGGTCTGCCCAGAGATAAAGTTTTAGGTAAATTATCAGAGATTAAGGATATTGATATAACTAATGGAGACCAATCTATACATAAATTAGCCTTGGAAACAGCTAAAGTTTTATATAAAAAAGGGGCGGAATATAAAATTTCTAAAGATGGACATGCGCAAATTATCTTTAATAAAATTAAATATGATTTTTCATCTAATTTTATTGTTCCGAATATAAAATCATTATTATTAAAATCTGGATTAAAAAATCCAACAGATATGCAGATGGAATTATACAGTAGAGATTTTACAGTAAATGCTTTATTAATGACTATGGATTTAAAAACAATTAAAGATCCATTGGGTTTAGGTATTAAAGATTGTAAAAATAAACTAATAAGAACCTGTTTTCCTCCAGAAATAACATTAAAAAATGATCCTAAACGAATACCTCGTGCTATCTATTTATCTTCTAAATTAGGATTTAAATTAGATGATGAAATAATAGATTGGATTAAGCTAAATAAACATATATTATCTGAAGTAGATAATAATTATATTACTGAAAAAATAAATTCTGCACTTTCATATAATGAAGAAAATACTATAAACTTATTAAATGAATTAGATTTATGGAATAACATTCCATCTAATGCATTATTATCTGACATAATTCGATCTAAAGGGTTATTATAATGTCTAAAGATATAAATAATAATTTTTTTAAATCTAATTATGATTATGGTGAGGGTGCATTTTTTGGCACGCCTAAAGATTTAAGAAAATGGAAAAAAAGAAAAAAGAAAAGAATTAGAAGAGTAGCTTTACTAAAAATTATAGCAGGGTTAAAATGAAAAGAAAGCTAGCCGTATTAAGAGATGATCAAAGCGGACCTACATGCCCTTTTGGATTACCTATTCCTTTTGGGTGTAAAAATACAGGAAATTTAATTAATAAAATGGCTTTAGTATCTGAAGTTCCAGAGTCAGAACAAGAAGATATTAAAATTTTTAATAAAAGAGTATTAGCATGGGAAGCTAATAATGAACAATGCTTATATGCAGTAGAAATTGTAAAAGATAAAACAGAATGTAACTTAGGAGAAAGTGATGAAGACTCCATCCCTATGAAAGGGCTTCAATCTTCTCCATTTTATTCTAGAGTTTATAATAATATTGCTTATGATGGATTATATTCTTATCCTATGGGATATTATGGTGATGAAAATATAAGTAGAAATTTATATTATGGTTTATATAGCTTACAAGGAAGCTATAATGAAAAATCTATTGAAAAATTTTCTAATATGATAGAATATTTAAATGATAATATAAATACTTTACCTGATGATATAAAAAATATATTATATGATTTTGCAAAAAATTATGCTAATAATCAGGAATTATTAAAGACAGCAAGTATTGCGCCAAAAGCTACAAGTATATTAAGGATTTGGAAGGACAAAAAATGAGCCTTTATAAAGAAGCACAAAAAGTACAATTTTCTGATTTAATGAATGATATTGAATATGTAGAAGATGATAGCTTGGATTTAAATGATAAAGATTTAAGTTCTTTTATTATGGATGTTCAAGATGAAGAATCAGAAGACGACTCTGATGAATATTTAGAGTTTGTTGAAGAAGATGGTGACGAAGAAACTTCAGATGAAGAATTGGTTATTGAAGATAATGAGGAACCAGTTGTTGAAGTTCAGGGTGAAATTGCTGTTCAAGAGAACAATGAAGAGCCAGTTGTTAAAGAATTTAAATTTAAATTACCTCCAGTTCCTGGCGCAGATACAGCTGATGATATTATTGTAGTTGATGATAAAAAGGATGAACCAAAAAATGATGATCCTTGGGATTGGCGTTCTTCTGGTGGATTAAAGAAATTCCCAGAGTGGCTACAAACAATGTTAGTAAATAAAATTCCTCGTCATAATGGCACTTCTACTGCTGGAATTGAAAGAACATTATCCTTTTTAATGAATTTAAATAAAGTTATTTCTAATGCTGTTCGTGCCGATCTTAATAATGAATTAGATATTGATACTGTACAGAGTGCTCGTGATGAAATATTAGAAGGTATCAAACGATTAGAAGAGCGCCTTAAGAGATTAGAGACAGGATCTGCTAAAAAGGCAGAGGTACATCCAGAGCTTATAGTTAAAGAAGCTCAAAAGATTACTGGTGTTAAAGGTATTATGGTCACTGTACCTTTATTAATTTCTAGATTAGCACGAGTATGTATTAATGGTTCTGTTTCTGGTGGCAAAGATATTGAAGATATCTTTAAGAAACAAGCCAAAGAATATGATTTAACTAAAAGAGAACAAGCCGAACTATTACAATTATTAGAAGATATGGGATACCCCGTTCGTCGCGATAGAGGTATTCCTGTAGATGGAGATATTGATATAACATCTTCTGATAATCCTGAGTGGGCAGCAAATTATCACGCCTAAAGGTATAAAATGAGCCGTGGATTTAAAATACAGCCAGTAAGTAAAACTACACCAGAAGTAGAAAATTCTCAATTGCCAGATTGGTTGTATAATGCCGCTTCATCTTCTGATAAAGAGACAGCTGTAGAAGCTGCAAGAAAAAGAAAAAAAGAAAATCAAATATATTTAGATGAGTTAAAATTAATTTTAACAAAAAAACAAAGATATGCTACAGTAAATGAAGCTGTAGCTGATATGATCGAACGAGTTGGGTTAAATAAAATTCAACATATGCGAGAAGAAGTTAATAACGGTTTAAATATTAAAGCTAATGAAGAAGAAACTAAAGAAAAAAGCGAATTTCCAGAATCATTAAAAAAATATGAAAACGAAGGAATAAAAGAATATTTAGAAAATTTTATTAAGTCACAATTCAAAACTTATACCGTTCATGGCACTTCTGTTCCTCAGATGCAACATGATTTATTAAAAGTTTTAAAATTAAAATTTGGAATATCTCCAGAAGATGTTTATAATGTTGGCGTAAAAGAATTTTTACAAGCATTAATAGATAAAGAAAAAGAATCTAATCCTGCTAACACGGAAACACACCCTGACGGCAAAATGTCTTTAGACGGTTCTGATTTTGATTCTAATAATGATATGTGGAAAGGATTGCAGCCAGCAACAAGGTAAGAATATATGTCAGAGGAAGTCTTTAATGAATTTAAGTCTAAGATATTATCTATAGACCCTGTTGCTTTTGCTGAAAAATATCTAACTTTAGATGGCGAGCCGTTTAGATTGCATGGAAATGGATATAAGCCATTTGCTGATATTTATAGATATATTGGCGCCAAAGCTGTTCAAAAAAATTCTAAACCAGTTATTTTAGTAAAAGGACGCCAGGTTGGAGCTACAACCATGGCATCTGTAATTGAATCTTATTTTATGGCATCTGGATTATTTGGAAATAACGGGCGTCCTCCAATGAGGTTAATTCATTGTTTTCCTAATTTAATTCATGTATTTACATATTCTAAAACAAAATTAAGCAGCTTATTAAATACTTCATTAATGATCCCAGATCCTAATAAGCCTGGCAAAATGAAGCCTTATATGTTAGCTAAATTAGATTCTACATCTCCTGCAAATGATTCTCAGCAATTTAAACAATTTGAGGGTGGAAACTTTTTAAGAGTAGAATCAACAGGTTTAGCGGCGGATAGACTTCGTGGCGGTACTGTTGATTGTATGTTATACGACGAATGTTTTCCATATGAACAAAATATACAAATAAAAAATGGAAAAATATCTATAGGAAAATTATATGATATGTATGCTTCTGGCAAAGAGCTTCCAGAAGTATTAACTTTTAATGAAGAGACAGAAAACTTTGAATATAAAAAGATATTAAAAGCATGGAAAAGAGAACCGCGAAAATTAATAGAAATACATTTAGAAGACAGAAAAATTAAATGTACTGAAAACCACAGATTTTTAACCATGAATGGATGGAAAAGGGCTGATAATTTAATTTATGAAGATCAAATTAAATCAACAAAAAAAAGTATATTAGTCATAGGTATTTTAAAAACAAATATAGAAGATGTTGTTTATGATATAGAGGTTGAAGATAATCATAATTTCTTATGCATAAATGATGATAAAAATGGAATTGTAGCTCATAATTGTCAAGATATACCTCGTGAAGCTTTATCAAATGCTAATAAGCTTTTAGTTCAATCTAAATATGGTCCTCCAGGTGATGGAATTCAAGTTTATTTCGGAACTCCAAAACAAAGAGGTTCAGAATATTTTAAGATGTGGCAAGCATCATCACAACAATATTATTATTTAGGATGTGAGAAATGCAATGAACATTTTCCTTTATATACTCCAGGTTCCAATGAATGGGAAAAAATTTGGATTTATGGTTTTATTGTAAAATGTCCTCATTGTGGTCATGAACAAGATAAACGACAAGCTGCCGAGCGTGGAAGGTGGGTTGCTACACAAGCAGAAGAAGATTCTAAATTTGTAGGATATCATATAAATCAATTTTATATGCCTAATTTTACAAGAGAAAAAATAGATTCTGAAAAACCAGAAAATCACCCTATTAATACAGAGAGAGCATATCAAAACGAAGTTTTGGGAGAATTTTATTCTGGAGTGGGTTTTCTATTAACTCCGGATGAAATCCAAACTAAATGTGGTGATATGGGAAGAAAAATGAAAGCCAGGATAAATCCTGGTGATAAAGTAAAGGTTTATGCTGGATTTGACTGGGGTGATAAGATAGAATCAGAAGAAAATAGCAATGGAAAAGGGAAATCATATAGTTGCTGTGTAGTTTTGGCTGAAAATCAAACGGGCATATTAGATATTGAGTTTGCTACTATATTAAAACAAAACAATTTAGATTTTAAAAAACAAACTGTAGATGAAGTTTTTAGAAGGTATAGTGTTGAGTTGGGTGTTGGAGATATTGGTTATGCTAATGATTTATCAGAATTACTACAAAAAGAACATGGAGATAAATTTTTAGTTTCAAGATCTTCTGGAAATGTAAGAAATCATATTAAATATGATGGAGATGTTTTTCCTAAAACAATTCATTTTGAAAGAGATTATCATATTGCTGAAGTAATTGATTTATTAAAGCGGGGATTAATAAGATTTCCGTATGGTAATTTTGAACAAATATCATGGCTTATTACACATTGTTGTAGTATGGAAATTAAAACATCTACAGATAGATGGGGAGAAATATCAACACGATATGTTAAAGGAGCTACTCCTAATGACGGTTTTATGGCATTAGTAAATGCTTATTTAGCTTATAAATATTCCATAAGTGAAGGGTTTTCTTTAAATAAAAAGTCTTTATTAGATAAAGATAAAAATAATAAAATATTAGCAATTACTGGTTTTGTTCCAAGAATGCACTAATTTTAAGTTATATACATGTATAATAGGATTATAATATGAGATTACCTTCAGATCAAAAACCTTTACCTAAAATAACTAATAATGTTTTAAAATCAGTATCTCAATATAGGAGAGAAAGTTTAGAACAAGAGGTTTCTGACGGTCTTTTTAAAAATCCTGAAGAGACAAATAGTCCATATGTTAAAAATGCTAATGGCATTACTCCTTTAGGGCATGTAAAGTCATCAAGAACTAAAACTGCTGGGGCGGCTTCTGGAAATACTGGAGCAAGCTGGCATGGATCTGGCGGAACTGTTCGTCAAGTGGGAGAAGTATATTCTCCTCTTTGGTTAAATTCTAATTTAAATTTACCACGGGATAGAGCAACTATAAATGCGTGGGCGCGTTCATTTTATGCACTAAATCCTGTTGTACATAATGCCATTAATCTACATTCTACCTATCCTATTAGTAAATTAAATATTAGATGTAAAGATCCTAAAAAACAAGAGTTTTTTGAAAATATGGCAGAAGAAATAGATTTAGAAAATGTTTGTTG